TTCTCCTTATGCGCTTTGTGCTTGTATGCCACAGTCAAGGTCATAGCACGGGAAGAGCTGCCCACCAATTTCTAAGTTGCTGGGGCGGCCTGCCATGACGATAATTGGGCTGAGTAGGACTTTGCTAACGATGTCGAGGATGCTGCGCAGCACTGGTAAGCCTGCTGGCCCTGAGCCAATGACCTTGATTGGAAAGTCCATGCGGATTATGTTGCCATTGCCAGCCACGGTGGTGAAGGACGGCGCATCTATGTAAACGCAATTTGGAACGAGTTTTGTGGGGTCGTTGACTACTCGAAGGCCAGAGACCGCTGTCAGTGTGGTCGTCAGGCTGTCAATAGCCCCGTTGAGAGCGTCTGTGTAAGCCATTACGCGCAGGCAGGCCTGTCGATGCCAAGCAACTGTTTAACGATCGGTGTGAGGCTCTGCTGAGGCGCTGTGCCCATTCCGTCAAAGGATGCAAAAGCGTTCTCAAGCGAGCCGCGGCTGCGCCAGAGGGCCGCACAGTACATGAGCGTGCCTAACGTCTGATCGCCACCTGGGCTAGTTGTCAGGCTGTCGATGTAACCAGCCTCTTGGCGGCGACGGTAACAGAATTGATTTCCAGCCGATACAGCCTGCGTAATTAGCGTGTAGTCGTCCGATGGGTTTGTAATCTGTACGCCTAGATAGGTGACGAGCTGCGCCGCAGTGACCCACGTGCAGGTCAGCGTGTATGTAACTGTGCCAGTGGCTGCTACTCGATCAACGTCATCTGCAACCTTCGCATACAGCACTTGGTTAGCGATTGGCTCGTCAATGTCGTACAACAGATCGCCTTGAGTGTCTACACCTACATAGCGGTACTGGGGTAATGCGCGGACTGTGTATGTGCCGTTAAATGTGGCATCTACTCCAGCGACTGTGATTGACTCGCCGACTGCAATTTCTGTGGGGGTGAGTAATTGCAGTACGGCAAAATCATCTATTAGGTACTTGTTAGTGACGCTGTAGGTAGCCATGAGCGGTTGCTCCGCTCTCGACTAGGAAACAGTGATTTTTTGTACTTGCTTGGCGTCAGCGACAAAAAGACTTGCATAGCCGTGGTAGCTGAGCACTTTGCCGAGCGTAGCTGGTTCGTCTCGTGACAAGAGGCCCCTGATGCTTTCATAAAACTCGATCGCTGCGCCGCGTGCGACAACCATCGTGCCAGCAGCAAAATTGCGATCTGCTACAAGGTTCAAGCCAAATGGATTGAATGTGTTTGCGACGGTGACGTTTGCAGCGCCCATGCCGTTAACACCCATGAGACCAGCTGCACCGACGTATGGGAATACTGGTCGCTTGTCTCCGTCCAACTGTGCGCCCAATGCTTGCCATACTCCAGGAGCCACAAAGATGTGATCTGGCAGGAAGTTTGTGTCCAACAGAATGTTGTAAGCGGCAGTGTAAATTGCTGAAATCAAAGTGCTTGGGTCGTTTGCTGTTACTGACCATGTAGCGCCTGATGCAGTTCCACCAGCAACAAGACCATCAGCAGCAAGATTATCGCTTGCTTGCATGTACTGGCCCATCAAGTCTTGGATAATAATTTCCATCGAGCCGGGCGATGTAAAGTCAACATCCTGTAGGGACAACGTGACTTGCCCGGCCAGGGTTGTCTTAGAAATTACGTTTGAGGCAATCACGGGAGTTGTTGCAGATACTGCTGTGAGTTCAGTTGATTGCGTTGCAACGCTGGTGTGAGTTGTCCATGTTGGACGGATAAATGTTTTTTGGTTTCCGCCATCTGGATAAGCGCGTGCGCCAACGGCTGCAACCACAGGCCTTATGGCTTGGTTTAGGTTTGCAAAAACAGGCCCGAGCACTGGAACAGGTAACAGACCGGCGGTGTCGGTGGTAAGCACATCACCAGCTGCTGCTTCAAATGCGGTCTGCTTCGAGAGCATGAAGTCGCGCGCTGCGGCTGCAACGTTTTCAAAAGTTGTTCCACCGATGTGCATCGCTGCCAAGTATTCGCCAGGTGTTGGCAAAGCAAACTTGCGTTTTGGTTGTGCTGGAATTGCAGCGGTAGGAATGGTTGCCTCAACTGCTGGGACTGTTACTTCTGACATGGGTTCTGTCTCCTCTGTGGGTTCTTGTATTTCATTATTGTCGGTCTGTTCGGGTTCGTGGTGGATACTGGCAGCAATGTCGGTAATGACTGCGCCAGCAAACGCTGGGACGGGAACCATTGACAGCTCTATCCAGTCGGCAGCCAAGACGGTGATTGAACCGTCCTCGTTTGCACGAGTTTTTGTAGGGTTTACGCCTACCGATACCGAGTCCAGCACGCCGTCAAGGGCCAGCTGCAAAGCCTCGTCGCCTGCCATTGTTTTGCTGATCTTTGCGGTAAACATCATGCCTTCTTCATCGTCGTATCGGGCCGTGACAATGCCGATGGCGCTCTCAGCCGAATGGTTGAGATATAGACGGGGTGCTTTGCCATCGACAGGCAGGCTGCCGCGCTCAAAGATGACTTCTGTGCCATCGGAAACTGTGGCTGCTACGCCGTAAGGGACGGCGATGCCTGTGATCGTCCTGGTCGGTGTGCCGTCGCTAGCGGCTGCGTCAATGCTGACACTGGTGGCGGTAAATCTCATCATCGGTTTGCTAACTCCTCTTGAGTGTTTTCTTGTGGTTCTTCTGCTTGATCTGCTAAATAGTTTTCGGCAAGATAATTTTCTGCGTCAAACTCGACGTAGGTTCCCATCGGCAAAATGCTGTTCATACTAAACGCTTCTGCAATTGCTTCGGCGTAAAGTTTGACACCAAAAATGTAAAGGTCTGCTCGCGCTTGCTGTGATGACTGATACGAGTATGACCCGGTTGAAACGCCGACCAAGTATGGCGGCACGTTACCTAGCCGCGCCATTTCTAGCGCGCTGTAATTAGCGGACTCGATCAGCAGCATCTTGTCTGGTGACATTGTTGTTGCTTCGTAAGATAAAAACTCGTTTAGCGCGGCGGTCTGATTGGTGGCGCGTGCAGCATTAAACGCCGCTGCAAGATCGGCTAATTCTTGTGCGCTTAATGGTTCGCCACCAGTTTGCTTAAGAATGCCAGCAGGGATTGACGATGATGCATTGCGGTTGCGCGCGGCCTCAACTTTGAGCGCAGTTTCTACTGCTGAAACACTTGTGTAAACAAGGCCTGTTGTCGGTGACAAGATTTGCAACAGATCGCGTGTGTCAAGTTCTACGCCGTTGAAGTAGACCTGATTACTTGGAGCAAACCAGACAGGCCCAGTCTGATCGGTAGTCGTAATTGAGCCGACTGGCAAACGTTGGAACGACGCAGGAAAGCCATCAGCCGTCCTCGATGTGATGTGAATTATGCTTCTACCAAAATGGTAGAGGTCATCAAAAACCCACGAAAAAAAATGGGCGTAAGTGTTTTGTGGGTCTGGTTGACGCATCCATGATCGAGGCGCAATGTAATTCTTGACCATGCGCTCGCCATCCCAACTCATGTTGTATGCGCGTAATGGCATGCATGCAATAACTGAGGCCAAAAGATCGCGGCAGCGTGAAACCGCTGGGATGGACATAAGCAAATTACGCTGTTCGCCCTCGCGCCACGAGTAGTACTGATTAAATACGTTTACTGCGCTATTTGGGTTTGCGTAACTGTTGGCCCCGGCAGCTGCCGCTTTTGCAGGCGCTGGACTGATGGCGGCCTTGCTTACTTTGCGGTCAAATAATCCCATGCCACAACATTACAGATGGAAGCGCTGTGATGGTGGCACTCGATCGGCCTATCAGTTCCCGACGAAAGGCTAGGTACATCGACCGAGTGCCGAGGGTATGTTACTGATTTACGGTGACCAGCATGGGCTTACCTGATACAGATGGACGTGAGCAAAGTGCTGCCGCCCAGATCATGCAGCGACACAGCTCGATCGGGCCAGGTGATCGCTGTGAGCTGACTGCGACTGAGCCTTGCGATCGGACTGCGACCGCGCGCTGGACATGCTCTGCCAGTTGGGTTGAGCCGTCATGTAGCAGCATTTTTTCTGCTATCAGGTTTCTTACTGTGGGGGTGTATTTCAGTATTTCGCCGTAGCCGACAATGACCTTTTTGGTCTCTAGATGGCGAGGCCACTGGATGTCGATGCTGGGGGAGATAGCAAACTTGCAGCCGTCGGCAGTAAGCCTGTCAACCTCAAGCAACAGAGCTGCAAAACTGTCAACGACAAAAGCCACGGTCACAACAATGCGGCGATCAGGCAGGGCCACGGCGCGCAGGCCAAAATAGCGGCTGTCATCCATGCTGGTTTCAATGGCAACAATGCCGCCTTTCGGTATGTCGCCTTCGTGCTCAAGCGCAGGCCAGACACCCGGCGGAATCCAGCCGCGATCAGATGCCACCCACAGGTTTACTGATGCGCGTAAGAATTGGGCGCGGTCAGGGTTCTGCGACTCAGCCTCAATCGTTGACAGTTCCAACGTGTGACCGAGCGCAGGGTTGCCGTAAGCCCATGCGGCAGGGTTCATCGGGTCAAGGTCTGGCGGTGGCGACCACTCGGCAAAGTACAGCGACGATCGCTCGCCGCGATCTATGGCGCGCAGGCCTTGCTCACGCCAACGCAAAAATGCGGTACTGGCTTCCGTCCCAGCAGTTGACCAGCAGCTGAGCAGCGGCGATTTTCGTGCGCGCATAGATGGGATTAGACCGCCGTCAATAGCGAGCTGCGACATGTCCCAGATTTCGTCTGCCACGATCAGATCGTTGCTTGTGCCGTGACCTACCGATGGCTTCGCCGCCCTGACCGTCCACTTGCTGCCGTCTGGCATTGTCACCGAGTTACGCCCATAAGCCTTGACACAGGATGCACCAAAGCGAGCCTCAAGCACTGGGGCGATCTCATCAAACAACGTAATTGCCAAGTCGAGTCGGTTTGCCGTTGTTAGCACTGTCTGTTTTTTGCCCCGTATTTTTGGCATCTCTGTGAGCCACCAGCCGACGAGACTACCTAGAGCAACAGTCTTGCCGTTTTGTCGGGCCGTAGAAACGAGGCTTGTCCGATGCAGCAGCTCACCCTGCTCATCAAAAGCCAGCTGACCGTCAAGCGCGCGCACCTGCCAAGGCATAAGGGTGATGCCGAGATGCTGTTCTGCCCATCCCTGCACATCGCTCCCATACGACCCGGCATGATCAGTGACAGTCGTTTCCAGTCGAGGCCAGTCGTGGCTGATCGCCGCCAGTTCGGGCTGGTTGCCATCCGATAGAGACAAGAGTTGGGTCGGGGT